TGCTTTTTCTGCAACTTGTGTGGCAGTTTTAGCTTGTTCAATTAAAGCGTCTAGTTGAGCTTGCGTTGCTGTAGTAATATCTATGCTTGAGAAAATATCCTCAACATCTTTTTTAAGACCACTGCCTTTAAGAGCTGCTACCATCATCTTAGAAGCCTCTAGCTTCATTTCTGTTGCTATATCCCCACCAATAGAATGATATGTTGAGTAAGCATTCCCAATACCATTAACATTCACTTGTGACCTGATAGTGTTACCACTTGTACCTTGTGGGTCAGTCCTATACCCTAAAGAGAAGTCAATAGCCTTGGTTGTTCCTCCTAAAGTTTTAACTAGGTCTGCATATGCAGTTTGCATACCATCTAGTGTTGTTTGTATTTCCTTGTCTTTTTGGCTATTTGTAAAACCAGCTCCGTGCTCTTGAGATATTACCTTACCACTAGCATCCCACGATGTTACAAAGTTACCGCCTACGTTTTCGCCACCGCCACCGCCGAACGCGCTATCAAGGAAGCTGCCAAGAGTGCTTCCTACCACACTACCTAATGCTGTACCAAGACCTGGGACAATAGACCCAACAACAGCACCAGCTACACCACCAGCAGACGACCCCCATCCCTTGCCGGTTTCAATTGATTTAAACACATCAAAGGCAACTTTTGCATATGTAGCATAAGTTCCGATAGTAGTTCCAATTGTTTCACCAGCAGCTTTATCAGCAGCTTTTTTAGCTACTTCACTACCAAGTTCACTAGCCACTTCACTAGCAGCTTCACTAGCTGCTGTTCCTCCAAGTTCCCTAGCCACTTCACTAGCAGCTTCACTAGCTGCTGTCTTAGCCCCGCCAGTAAACCAGTCATAGGCACCCTTACCTAAAGTTCCTAGAGTTCCTAGAGCAGTCATTGAAGTACCGCCACCAGTGCCAGCTCCACCGCTAGACGTACCATTACCGGTTCCATTACCACCACCAGAAGGTTTTGAAACACTGTCTAATATGCCCTTTAGACCATCCCCTATATCTTTTGTCATTTGTTGTGCTAGGTAACGCCTAAAGTCGCTTAGGATACTTTTCCACAAATCAGAGAAGCTGGATTTAACACCACTCATCATGTTGTATAAAGTATCTTCAATACCTTTGAGTACACCACTCATCAGTTTCTCTGCAGTTTTAGCGGCATCATTAGCATCGTCTTTGAACTTTTGCCATGCCCTGCCAAAACCTGCTTCAAACTTTTTAGCATCTTCCTCACCGTCAAGCTTAATGTTAGCTATTTCTAGCTTTGCGTCTCTTTCTGACTCAAGGTATGATAGCCTTTTTAGTGCATTTTTTGCAGCTTCTTCGTATCCAGCAGACTGTAGGGAGTTGAAAGTCTCTTGAGCTTGTGCAATATTGCCTGCATACTCCATCTCAATCATCTTCTTACTGTTTATAAGTGTTTGCCGGTTTGCCTCTGCACTGCTAAGTTCTCCAGTCTGAACGTAGTAACTTAGAAGTTCTTTCTCTATATCATTACGTCTTTGAGCCGGTTTAAGAATATCTTCTTGGTATATCTTTATATTGTTCTGTTCTTTTTGCAAGGCATGTGTTACAGCAAGTTCTTCAGAAACAAAATCTGTACGCTTCTTATACATTTCAAGAGTTTTTTGTAAACTCTCTCTTACACCAGACCCAAGATTATCTTTTTTAAGCTGCTCTTGTATTTTAGCCATCTTGGATTGGATGTTAAACTGCTCTTGTGACACTTCTGCAGCTTGTTTTCTTGAAAGTGTTTCTGGAACAACATACCCAAGAAGTTTCTCTTGTGCTGAAGAGAGTTTTCCAAGCAACTCTAGCTCTTCTTTACCAGAAGATACAATTGCATCATACCCCGCAGACAACTCTGGCTTTTTTGTTTTTGTTTTTGCACCAGATTTTTTACCTTTTTCATTCAGCTCTGCTATTTTTGCATCGGCCAGCTTATTTACCTCAGCTTCTGCTTTCTTAACCTGTGGTGTTTCACTATATCTGAAGTGTTTTTCATCAGGAGGGACAGATGCTCTTATAGATGTAATAGCTTGTTTTCTTGCTTGATTGATTTTTTCTTTTTCTGAAGCATCATTCATAGCAGACGTTTGTACTAGAGAATTATTTTTAAACTTTTCTACAACTTTACTTGGAGAAGGGATTGCATCTTCTGCTTCCTTATTAGAAACCCTTTGTTGTTCTAAAATCTGTTTCTCACGGTTTACTGCAGCTTCTTTTGCTAGTTTAGCGTTCTCTAAAGCTTCTTTATAATCTCTTGCATTTTTTGCGGATCGTTGTCTCATCCATTCAGATAAATCTTCATTTGCAGCAGCACTTTCAGATTGTTCCACTTGAGCACTAAGGCGTGCTATGTCTGCAGTTGCATTGCTTGCCATTCTTTTTGCCTCTACAACAGTTGTTGCAGAGGATGCACCAGCAGCTGCTGCCTTTTGTGCAGTTATTGCATTTGTTGCAGCATTTGCCACACTATCCCATGCTTTAACAAGCAAATAGATTGCACCAATAGCTACAGTTATCCAGCCACCAAGTGCTGAAAACACTGCTTTAAGGCCTCCCATAACTATGCCAGCTCGAGTAGCAGCGGCAGTCTGCCTTTCTTGTGCCACTGTGTGTGCGTTTGCCGCTACAGTTGCAGCTTCTTCAGCTATTACAAGAGCCGACTTAGATGCTACTAGGTTTCTAGTAGCTAAAGCGGCAGCTTCTTGTGCAGCTATTAGACGTTCAGCAGACGTAATACCGGTACTTGCTGCAATTAACTCTCTCTCTGCCGAAGCAACAACAATAGCTGCCCTTTCTTGGGCACTTCTAGCAGCTAGAATGTTTTGTTCAGCAACTATTGTAGAAGTCCTTGCAGATTCTAGGTCTGAATTAGCCTTAGCTGCGTTTGCTACAATTGCGGAGTATTGACCTGTAATGAACCCGAGTGTGGCGGATGCAACTTTACCAGCTAGAACAAAAGCTAAAGCATCACCAGCTACAGCCACATATTTAAGGGATGTTGCAATACCCTCTGCACTAAAAGAATCCATAACACTAGATAATGATGTTAAAGACTCACTTAAAGCACTTGTAACACCACTTGTCTTGTTTATTTTATCAACAAGAGATAAGAAAGAGTTCTCAATCCTCTGCCACCCTCTACCAAAAGTGTTAGGCATTGATTTAAATTCTTCATCAATCTTTTTGAAGCCTTTTAAAAGGGCGGGAATTGTAACCTCTGTAACCAGTCCCCCGTCTGCCCCCATCTTTCTAAGTTCGCCATTCGTCTTACCAAGCCCTTCCGCTAAAGCTTGTGCAACACGAGGAGCTTGTTCCATCACAGAGTTAAGTTCTTGACCTCTCAATACACCTGACTCAAGCCCTTGCCTCAATTGAATCATTGCAGACCTGTAAGACTCTGCCGAAGAACCGCCGACAATAGATGCTTTACTAAGCCCATCTGTAAGACGTATCAGGTCTTGTTGAGAAGTTCCAAGAGTCTTACCAGCTCTTGCAAGACCGAAATAAATCTCACTGTTTGCCTTGATACTTGTCCCTGATTTTTGAGACATATCAAACAAACTTTGTTGCACGGCTGACAGTTCTCTGCTGGAGCTAGTAACAAGCCGAAGTCTTGCATTCAGCTCTGTCATACTGTCAGCGGCTTTAATAAGCCCCATTACAGACTCTTGAATGCCCCATCCTGCAAAGCCAATAGACATTACAGCAGAAGCTTTAGCTGCGAGGCTGGAAAGGCTCTCTACACCCTGTTGCTGGGCTTTTAGCGTACGTTCTGCAGCCCCTTGTTCCCTTAGGCTCATTCTCTCTGCAAAAGATGCTGTACGCTCTCTAATGGCCTGTATTTGTGCAGAAGACCTTGCATTAATCTGCTCTATGGAAGCTGCCGCCTTGGCTTCTGTGATAGTTACTCTGTTTGCAGTTCTCTCTGAATCTGTTAAACGCTTTTCATGCTCACGTTTAATATTTACCGTGGATTCTGCAAGAGTTGCTACCTGCTTTGCAGCGGAGGATGCAACAACCTTAATAACATCCTCTTGTACTTTTTGTGCACTTAAGAGTGCACGTTTATCAGCCTTCTCGTTCTCTGCTATCTTTTTTGCATTCAATGCTGCTAAATTAGCGTCAGACTTAGCTTGTATACCTGCGATTATTTGTGCAGAAGCTTCTTTATTAAGTTCAATTTGCTTGTCATAAGCTATTTGTATCAAAGACCTTTCAGAAGATGCCTTAATTGCAGTGGCCTCGGATTTTGCCTTTATTGCTGCAACTGCACTGTCTGACTTACTTCTTTCAATGTTTATCTTGTTTTCAGCTTCTGCAATTGTTTTTGCAATTCCAACTGTTTTTTCAAGTGTTCTTGCAGATATTAGTTCTTTTTTGCTTGCAGAGGATTCTGCAACTTTTACAAGCTTTTCTTTAAGGTTCTCTGCAATTGAAACCTCTTTTTTAGACGAGCTTTCTGCAGAACTTACCGCTGCATCTGCACCTTTATTTTTTGCCTCTACTACTATTGTCTGTGCTTGCTGTGTAGCACTAGCAACACTTTTTTCACTATTAGCTATGTCTGTGTTTGATTTTAATACTTTTGCTGCAGAGGCTTCTACACTGCTAGAGTCAACTTTAACTGCAATAGGGGAGCTTGCCCTTGACTCAGCCTTCTCCATAAGCATGATTAGTTTATCAAGACCCTGAAGAGCTTCACGGAGTCCTTTCTCTTCTACTACTATACCTAATCTTGAGATTGAGTCTGACATTGTGTTCCCCTATGCAACTATTTATTAGAAGATATTTTGTTATTCATTTTATTTAAGTACAAAATATCTATGTGCTTTAATATTTCCACCTCTTCACTCTCAAGAGAAATATCCCTTGTGAGCATGTAGGAAAGTATCTCTTGGTACGTTATAGGATTAGGACCGAATCCGTTGCTAGTCCTTGTTGCAGATAAATCCATAAAAGCAATCCATATATGAAAAACATCATATGGGCAGTCTGTATTTTGGATTACCTCAAGCTCTTTTGGCTTTATACCAGTAGCGTTGTATACAGAAACAAGATGGTCTAGTGTGCTAGAGCCATCTTCTTCTATCATTGAGCTGATTTCAGAATCAGCCCATTCAATTAGCTCTTGGTAGTGTCCACGTTTCCCACCATCTCAACAATGTTGTAGATTTGTGCAATAACTTGAGTACCAATCCAAGGAAACTCTGTATAAACTGCAAGAGCGTTTTCAGTTGAGAAAACAACATCCTCACCGTCTAGTACCATATCTTTCCAAGACTTTGTGCAATTTGCTGCAAGCCTTACGTATAGGTCATTCTTTTCTTCATCGTTAAGAGGCTTACCACGCTTATCTGCAGTTGCAATCTTCCCATCAACAACTGCCTTGTGCTTTTTGTAGACATCACTACCAGCACCAACTACAGAGATTTTAATACCAAGTGGTTCATCTTGCCAAATCAGTTCAAATTCCAGCCCTTTTTCTGCTGCAGCTTTAGTGTCGATGTTACGAATATCAAATTTACGAATAGAAGTCATAATAGTTCCTTTAATCTAAAATAAATTCCCCACCAAAACGGAGGGGAATATTTGCTAATTGCTTATATTACAGTGAAAAATCTTGCAGCATCATTGTTGTTCTATGAAGTGCACCAGTGCCTGTATACAGTAGGGCGGTGAATGGAACTGTTTGTATAATGCCGCCAACTTCCTTATCGTCCTTGCTTGCACCACCAAGTTTTACGCGAGGAAGAGTGAACAACAACCCTTCTGCACCATCCCCGTCAACTTTCATTGTGATTGTCAACTCTTGTTCATCACGAAACTTCTGCCACAATACGTTATCTTCAAAATACGCAGTGAACTGACCAGATGCAGTAAATCTGCCTAGAAATACATCAGGGGTTTGTCTGTCACCAATTACTTGACCAACTTCCATGTTACCAGTTTGGTCAATAGTTAGGCCAGTCACTGTTGCAATACGTTGACCACCGATGAACAAGCTGCCTTTTGTACCTGCAAGAACAGATGACAATGTGTTATCAACAGGTGTAGTAAAATAAGGGCCAGTGTTAGACTCTACTGCACGCCCCATCAAACCAAAAGCGAGAGTTGCCATTGCATTTGGTTGAAAGTTAAAACCAATTGTACTGATTTTAACACCTGTGTACAGTTCACTTTGGTTGATTGTGTTATAGAACTTCTCAATAGAGAAACTGTCGTTTGTCCTACCAGTAGTAGGGACAATAAGCAGTTTGCCCGCTGTCTTAATATCTACAGTTGCACCAGCAGCTTCTGCAACAAATGGAACAATAAGAGTATTCACGATGTTTACTTGTACTGTAACCTCTAGTGCAGTAACGTCACTGATAACAAACCTTCCATTGTTTGCAGGGTCAGTAGCTCCAGTAATGTCAATTGCAGTACCGATTTTGAAGTCATCAGTGATAAAAGAGCCTGCTGTACGCCTAATCTTGTTAGGTGCTACAAATTCAATATCTGTTGTTGCAAGCAAGGATGCGCCAGTAAACCAAGAGCTACGGAATGCTGCAGCAAAGAGGTCTTTATATGTTCCGCATGACATCTCAGCATTAAGAGTTCCGCTTATTTTATCACTACCAAGACGCATATCTTGTGTTTGAGCTGTAGATATAATCTCAGCAGACTGAAAACTGTCCCTTGACAAGTCAAGGGTAATACTAGACCGTCTTACAAGTGCACCGCTTGTTGGCAATGGCTTAACAGCCCATGCAGTTTCTTTTGCAATAACAAGTCTTGTTTCAACGCCAGAAGGAATTGGCATAAATTCTCCTATTTAATTAGTGGTTTTAATATTTCCATTCTGTAATCGACAGATATATGCATTATATACCACCCGTTTTGAACAGAAGATGTTGTACAACTCGGTGTAGAGTCTATTGTTATCCAAAACGTATCTTGTTTTATAGACCTGCCTCTATAGAAAGTGTTTTCTACACTGTCTTTGAATGCTTCAATCTTTGCACTCCCCTCATTTACAGGGAAGTATGCACTTATTTGGAATATCCCTACTTTTCTAACATGCGATGCACCAATAGATGGGTCTAATGTTTTTGCAGGTAAAATAAAGCACTGAACATACGGGACACCTATTTTTGGTGTAAATGCGACGTTTTGGAAAGAAGTGAGTATTTTAGGAACTAAGCCGTCACATAATGATTTTAATGTCCCCTCAAGTGCTTGTCTTATTGCCTTATCACTCATAATGTCCTTATATAGTGAAGTTTTTAATATTTACTCTCACCATTCCATTTGGGGCTTGCATAGAAAAAGGGGCAGCAGGGCTTGTATAGGATGGGTTACCATATTCAAGGCCGTAAGCGTAGTCAACATTGTTGAAAAAATATACCGCCTTGTTCTTTAGGAAGTAGTCATTAGTAATTACACTTTCTATTTCAGATTTTGCAGCATCTTTTCCACGTCTATCTACAGTTGAAGATGATCCGCTTGAAGACGTTTGCCAATTACCAGAAGCATACCCAGTGTCAAGCGGAGTATCATCAACAATTTTATTAAATAGGTCTTTACACCTTGTTGAAGATATTCTTAGAATGTCTTTTTTAATGTTTTCAGCACCACTACTGAAACTCATCGTTTAGTCTGAATTTCTATCATTACAGGGTTCTCTCTGTTTGGTGATATTTCTTTAATAAGGACTACACTGCTAACTAGGTCACCAACTATTACAATGTCGCCTTTTTCTGGTAAGACTGTAGGCCATACTTGTTTACCAGTAGAATCTAAGATAGATAATGGGTCTACAAGGTATTGCTTATCGGCACGTTCTACAAGAGTTCCTTGTATTGTTGTCTCACCTGAATTATATCTTTGGTAGTCAAATTCAAGTGCTTTAAACGTGTAGTCATTATAAAGTTCACTGTTGTTTCCAGTAGATGTGTCATATGCTTGTTCAGATTTTCTGAATATTCCATCAATCCCGCCATACTGGCAATGCCTAGCAACAACTCTATGCATGTTTGAATAAAATCTGTTTAACATTTACTTAGTCTACCCCTTACCCTATTAAGAGGTGTTTTATATATGTTAACATCACCATTAGACACTAGAACTGACTGCTCACTCTTCATTACACCTCCTGCATAGGGGATTGGTGCAATATTACCACTTGATGGATTTTTAATAACCATTTGGATAAACTCCTTATAGTTATCAAAATACTCTTTACCATATATTTCAATCTGAACAAGTTTTTCGTGAGCATTTCTTGAGAGTTGTGCAAGAATATAGTATGCACATTGCCTTATAGCTGCCTTCTCGTTTCCATTATTGCTTTCCAATGAGAACTTGTATACAGTGTCATCTAGCCAATAAGGTTTATCTGTATCTCCACAAGCGAGTTTAACTCTATCAACTGCTGAATTAGCTGGGTCTAGCAATATAATCCCCTTTCTGTATCACTCTATCTAAAGCGGTATAGAAAAGGGATTACCGTTTATAGATAATCCCTTAACTTATGCTAAGAACAAGTTAGTTAGAGCTGAAACCTCTAATCATAATCTTAGGGTTCAGGCATAGGTTTGCAAAGTTTGTTTCTGCATCAATAGACCACTCGTCGTCGTCCTCATCAAGACGTTCAAAGTAGTATGCTTCAAGTCCAGGTGCATTTACATAACTGAACTTATCTGCACTTGTGTAATATGTTTTGAAGAAGTCTGTACCTGTTGGGACAAAACGACACTCACCAGCAGGGATAAATGGCACACCTGCATTAGTTGCACCACGATACTCCATATAGGTAATACCACCGTGCTCAAAACTTCTATACATTGAATTAGAGCCGCCTAGACGCTGACGCAATGGCTCTTGTGCAGAGTTGTAGAACTGATAAGCAGTTTTTACACTTTGATGAGTGATTAGACGGTTAAAGAATGTGGGGTGACACAATGCAATAACACCGTTCATGACCCCACCGTTATTGATATTGTCCTGTGTGTGAGCGATAGCTTCTTCGCCCTTCATCAAAATTTCAGTAGTACCAGTACCAAAAGTAAAATCAATATCTTTACGAGTTACACCAAAGTCTGTGTATACGTTCAAAACTACGTTACCGTTTGGACTATATACGTCCCCTGTGGAGAGCATTTGGCATTTTGCAACTTCGTTCAAAATAGCGAATGAACGGCGAACATATTCCATCTTCTCCATTCTAGCCAAGTCAAGCGAGTCAACAATTCCATCTCCATTCCTAGAACTTTGAGAAATATCACTTGGCTTGATAGACTGCCTCAAGGGGAAATGGGGTGTTTCAAAATACCTTCGTCGGCGTTTATCTTCTTTACCAGCAGAAGGTTTAGTACCTCGTGGCAAATCAACAGGAAGGCCGTTGAATTGTTCATGCTCATCCACATAGAAAGTAGTCCCTGTGACGTACTTAGTTTTAAACAGTCCAAGATCGTTTACCAATCCCCACTGATTTGGGATAATCAACAGTTCGTCTGTACGGTCAACAAGTTTAAAGGGGTCGTTATGTTTTGTAATTAGTGCCATTTTTTATCCTATAATCTTTAAAGACATGCTGTTAAGCAGTTACCGTGGTTTTCATACCAAGAGTTTCGAGTTGCGCAATAGCTGTATCTTTTTGTGGTTGTGTAGTGAATCCTGCACCAAAACGAAGAGCATCTTTAGAGAGAATCATTGGACCCTCTACTGATACGACTACCTTAGTATCAATTGTTGCCTTAACTGTGAACTCACTAGCAGAACCACTAGAGTCCCATCGTAGAATAGCAGCGGCATTTTGACTGCCATCCGCAGCAGCGGGAGAACATACCTTATATTTGCCAGTGGCAGTTACTTTACCAAGTACAAGACCGTTTCCATATACTGTGTCAACAGTTTCATTAACTGTTACACCTTTTCGAGTCCAACCTACACAAGAACCTTCTTCATAAATTACCAAGTTGCCGTCTGTATTAGTTGTTTGTCCAATAATAGCCATACCGTCTCCTTAACCCTTCTTTCCATATTTAGCTGCAAGCAATTTTTTAGTTCCGCTTACATCCTCTAGTTTAATTTCGTCTTTACTCTCACCACTGAAGCCTACCTCTGCCTCAATCGCGTTATCTGCAATATCCTGCTTTGCCTTCATCGTATTAACGACTTTTGTGTATTCACTATCGTCAAGTTTAGAAAGAATTTTACCAATATTGGATGCCTCAGCTTCACCAAATAGGCTTACAAGTTCATTAGTTCTACGCAAAGATTCAGAGTCTTTTACACTGTTGGAGAGTGCGTTAAATTTAGATTTCCATTCAGAACACTCTTTTGTAACAGACTCTAGCTTAGTTTGCATTTCATCATATTTTGCTGCAGCATCGGTAGCAAATGCCTCATACTCTGCCTTAATTTCTGCATATGCAGAATCTGTACTAATAGCTGCTTCTTTTTTAATACCTAGAAATTTTTCAAAAACATTCATATTGTCATTCCCTTTCAACAAATCTGTGTGTGGTTCAATACCCTGCGCTAGTTGACAAATATAGTCTGCAAACTCCATTCTGGTCATTTTCTTATCTGCAAGATGGTTAAGCAGAGCGTCTTCTGCCGTAAACATGTTAGCATTAGTCGCTCTTACTTCGTTTTCAGACATCGGTCTAAAATCTGCAACGTGTTTTACAAACTTCATATAAAGTACGTTTATTTTCATCTGCAAGTTAGTTATATAGTCTTCGCTCCAACTGCCATCTTCTGCAAAAGGTATCTTGTTTTTTCCAGCATATACGAATGTTCTATCAATACCTTCTTCAGACAATCTCCTATTATCATTTACAAGTGTTGAAACAACACCAATAGAGCCTGTTTCACTATCAGGGTTCACAATGATAATGTCAGAAGGGGCTGATAGAATATATCCAGCAGATGCAATCATGCCGTCATTGTAAGATACCCATTTTGCACCACACTTGTCTGCAATTCTCCTCAATTCGGTAGCGGTTTCAAATGCACCGTATGCTTCACCTCCAGGGGTATCAAACATGGTTATAATTACTTTTGCACCACTATCCGCAAGTTGTTGAAAATCGTTCTCTATCTCTTGGTAACTGTATCCACCACACAACATGCTCATTGGTGTTGGCTTATAAGTAAGCCCTCCAGAAATGTCGATTATTCCTACATAAGTGTCTGGGTTATACTCACAGCGTGTTTTAAAATCTGTATTAATGCTTGAATCATCTTCAGTAATATCTGAAGAACTGTTAAGTATAGATAGATACTTATTTACATAAGACTGCTCCATAAGAACAGGTGAACCAAAATATCTAAGTTTTACTCTATTGTGCATATTCCTATCCGTTATATAGATTTGATATAGAGTTATCATCAGTGCTAACACTACTAGCAGTTCCATTAAGCCCACCAGTTGGGGTGGAGAATGATTTCCCTGTTTTGCTTTGTGTATCAGCACCTCCAGTTAGAATATCGTTATTAACTGGTTCATCAACTGGCCTAGGTGCAGCACCAATAGACTCTCTAACAATGTTCATAACTTCTCTGTCCCGTTCAATCATCCCTGTGGCAGCTAAACGCTGGATTGAGGATGCAAACACGTCAAGATTTCGTTCGTCTAGGTCACTGAAACAAAACTCTGGATAACCTTCGCTGTTGTCCCATCCGTTTACTTCATACAGAAGAGGGATTAGTTTAGTATCTAAAGTGTCTTTAATTTCTTTTAGACGATACTCAATAGCCATTGCTAAGATTGATGTTTTAGCATCTGCTAGTGAGAAACTTCCTACACTGTTCTGCCCCATTGACAGAATATCTGCGAACAGTGCAGTGAGGATTTTCTTGTCGTACCTTGAGATAATTTCGCTAGTATTGTATGATCTGCTGCCAGTGGTCTGGAGCAAAGAATACTTAAACATATCTGCTTTAGAATACTCGTCAACTTGTTTAGGCAGCACAAGACCAGAGCGTTCATCTAGCTGGATGCCTGCTGCAATTGCCTCAAACATCTTTCGTGTAGCTTTTTCATCATCACTAGCATTAGGGTCTAGGTAGTTTGGTGGAATCTCTGCCATAAAGATACCTCTCAAATCTCTACCAATCCCTATATTTTCTTTTTCCTCAATATCTACTCTATAGCACCAAGGAATATAGCAAGATTTAAGTGGACTATTGCCTAGTGGGTTACCTTTATGAGCGTCAGTGTTAAATAGCAAAACTTTTTCAAAAGGTATATCAACTTTCCCGCCTTCAAAAGAAACACCACTAGCTATCTTGTTCAAGTATTGGCGTATAGCAACAACTTTTCTTCCATCATCACTGTACAAGAAACCATTTATAATTGTGTTCTGTGAGCGTATCGGAAGTGCTTTTATACCAATATAGCCATCATTGTATTTACTTCCTTTAGATTTTAGTCTACGCCTTAGAACAATCTCGTGAACACTAAAACCATACTCAATCATGCTGCTAACTTCTCTAATGAAGCTGAACCAAGAGTGCTCCATGTCATTTATCATTTGATAAATTAGGGCGGACTTGTCCGACTGAGATTTAGAACTGTTATCTGTTGGCTTAACAGTCCATTTAGGCTTACCAAGCATCATCCTGTATAAGCTAATAGGTGCACTTACTACGGGGTCTTTCTTCATTAGTTCAACTATACGAATGAAATTACCTCCGCGTAAATCCCTATCTGCTTCCTCTAAGACAGCTCCGTTATACTGTCTTACACCTGTTGTTCCTCTTTCAACGGAGTAGGGCAACAAGGGTTTTTGTTTCTTATCTTTACTCTCTTCTGCCATTCTAACTCCTAGTTAGGCATACATTATACCACTATAATACTGAATTGTCAATACATTATAACAAAAAGTTATATAAAATATGAATAAAAAGTGCCTTAATTCATATAAGGCACTTTTAAGCGGATGTTTAGATTACTTTCTTATTCTCTTACTGTATTGAAGGTCTGGTATATTCATAGCAGCTATTTTCTGAACTCTGTGCAAGTTATTAAAAGCATCTGAACATGCGTCAACCATGTCGTCGTGACTCATATTTCTGTCCTTGTATTGACCAGTAAATGCCTCAAGTTCTTCAAGAAAAACGTCATTCCAGTCTGCCTTAATAAGTTTTACGTCTCCACCATGAGCCACAACAGTAAACGGAAGAAACCTGCTTAGCTTAGACTTGTTTGGTGCAACAGCAGATTCTCTTGCAAAAACGCCTTGGTCAGACAACTTCCTTCTAAGCATGGACGTATAATTCTTACCTGCTGTTCCGGGGTCTCTTGGGATAATCGGGGTACAGTCATATGTCCCATCCTCTTGTGCTAGTCTTGAAACAGAGTCCTCAACATCGTGTTGTCTAGCCCTTATGCGTGTTACATCAAGTATATAAAATTTACCATCATTGCATTTAGCCATTTTTACAGATGCTGTGTAGTCAGGATTTGTGTTCTTCTCTGAAGCAAGTGTACATGCAAAATCCCAAGCCCTTACACAAGACACTATAGATACATCCAATGGTATATCCGCAACTACATCCACCCAGTCACGTTTAAAATGCCCATCGTCTTCGCCTACTGCATACCAACTTCCTAGAAGAAGCCTTCTACGCTCGTTTGTTTTAAGATTCTCAAGATTACTCAAGTATCCCGGATTCACTTTTTGTATAACGGGGTTATCAAAGATTGTTGCAGGGATGAACCTATAAGTTTTTGGGGTGCATGTTGGATACTGTAATAGCAACTCTTCAGCGGAACTAGCTGTTACTATTTTTCCACCGATAATTGAAAAAAACCTTATAGTATTTGCAAGCTCTTTTAAAGGTATTCCAGTATCTTTATCTAAATACCATTCAACAAATCCAAGTAGCCAGTTACCTTTTAAAGGGTTGCATGTAAGAACCATTCTAGGCGGATACTTTGACATAGACCTGTTTCTACCCATTAGATAACTAAACTGCTCAAATGAGTGGTTCTGTGCTTCATCAATGATGATATAGCTAAACTGCCCACCGTCGAAGTTCTCTAGTTCCCTGTCACTTCCGCATGGAAGAAGTGAGACATTTGCACCATTAGGAAACTTAAACTTTTTTGGTTTATAGTTCTTCTTAGCTCCAAATTTTGGATACAGTTTAAGGCATTCTGACCAAATGCCTCCCTCCATTTCTAGTTGTGGGTGTGTCTGACGTATGAAGATTGCGTTAAAATTTGGGTCGTCAATATATTTAAGCACCTTCATTTGACACAATGCTGTTTTACCACTCCCAGCACCACCCCCGAATATGATAATATCTGTAGTATCATCATCAAAGAATACTTTCTGTACAGGACTAGCCGGGCCAATACGTGGCTTTTCAATTTTAGTCTTAGCCGTGACTTTAGCAGCATTTGATATTCTACTCTGAGCATCATCCTGCTTTATAACTCTTTTGGATTTATACTCCATGTATAGGTCTTTCACTCCAAGTAACAGGTGAACTACATATAAAGTTTACCCTGTCTTGTGATAACTTCCCGTATAAGACAAGCGGATTAAGTTTACTTTGGACTTGCCTAAGGTCTATATACCCATAAGATATAAGGTCTGTAGTAAGTAGTTGAAATGCGGGGTCTGCTTTTTCATTCATTGAAAGTGCAAGCCTGTTTAAGAACGCTCCCCTAGTAACCTCTGGTGCAATCTCTGGCTTAGGGCAACAGAATGAGTCATAACTGTCGACAATATTCCATACATCTTTAACAGTAGTGGACAAATTCACTCTATCCTGCATAGCATTACTTGAGTCTCTAATCTGCTGTTGACGCTGAAGTGTTTGATAATATTTCTCAATAGATTCGGAATTAGACCTGTCTAGTTTAAGAGTCTTCTCGAGAGATGTTATTTTAATATCAAGTGGCTCCTGAAGTTCGACAGACTTTTTCCTTATCTCTTTTATTGCCAACTCTTTAGCGCGTGATAATGACTGCACAGTATCATACACTGCCTTATTCCCACTAATACAAAAATACTGAATATCCCTGCTACTATCAATGTCGTATTCTGTAGGAACCTCGATCTCGTCATAATTTGTTTCATGACTAGGCATTGGATAGTCTACATGAAGTAGTGGGTATTCCCTAGATGTGTTAAAAACTATAAAATTCAAACGCGTACTCCATATAGCTTAAGGTCGAAGACAGAATAACCAGCAACAAGAGGGTCTTGTAAGGACATTACTGTAACCCTTATCACTTTATTAAAACCAGATGATGGGAGTATAAAAGTCTCAGTCGTTTGCCCAGTTGATGCAGGAGATATACTGAATACACCAATAGAATGTAGACTAGCAACATCACTCCCAACATCAACTCTTATAGATGATGGTCTAGATTTCCCAGAATATGTTGTAAATACAACTTTTTGAAAGTAACAATCATTTGAAAATGCGACTTGCCACCAGCTTCCAGCTCCAGTCCCAGATAGGGGGTACCAGTAAGAACCTGTAGTATTAGAATCAAGCATTTTCCAGCTTGAGTAAGTAATATCATTTTTGTATACAGAACTAACTGTTAAGGTGCCAGCAGGAGAGTCACCAGAAGCTGCCCAAGACGACGTTAGCATATCACCACTAGATAGGGTAGGAAGAAGCTGTACAAAGTTTGCCCTGTCTGGGACGATACCAGAACGAAGTAGGATGGTGTACATTGCATAAAATGCTTCATCATAGTCAAGTGATGAAGGGTTTATTCTATTAAGAATGATCCCTATATCTTGATTTTTAGAGTCTATGTATGCCTGATTCCAGTCCCACACAGTAAGTGAAGGAGGATTTCCAAATGCGTCAATATCATCTTTTCTATAATTAAGACTATCTGTGAATGTTGACCACAATATATCAACCCACTCATTATCAAAAGATAAGACTTCACCAACTACACCTGAAGGAGGGTTCGGAGACTTCCCTGCAAATACGCTGTCAGGTCTTAGAATAACATTCTGTCCAACTACAACAGCTCCTGTCATGTGGGTTCCTTCCAACGTATAACGCACCCAACTGTACCATTTCCATTACTTGTAACTGTTATTGTTAGAGTATCGTTTGGGTATAGTGTAATATTTCTTGTGAGATATGAAATGTCAACAGATTGGTTTTTACTTGTTATAACAGTGTAAACAATGTTTTGTTGTAGAGGCGTAAAAGATGTTGCTACAGTGTCATAACTGACTGAAGAATTATGTGTATCAACATTGTTGAACACTGCATTGGTTAACTGGATGTTTTTATAAATATTCCACTTGAAACTTCTTACCCCATCGGAACAAAACGTAGAAGGTTCTAATACGACGTTAGAAGTATCCCCATTAAGCAGTTGACCATTGCTTATAGTCATAATATACGACTGTACAGTTGCAACTGTGTCTATATTGTCAACGCTTACACTGAACTCTTTTCCTTCTTGGGTTATATCACCGCTAGACACGTCTTGGAACAGGATACCTTCGAGCGGGTGATAAGTTATCACAGCGTTAACAACAGTGTTATTTGTCACCCTAACCCAACACCCACCGCCCTCTGGTGTTATGATTAGGCTATCAAACGTTCTTAAAACAACGCCTTCATTGCTTAATGGAGACGGTTGTGTAGTTACAGCTTGGATTGTTATCCAATCTGAACCCTTGTTTTGTAACCTAAATGGAACTGTTCTGCTTATACTGAAAAGAGTGTAGACATCCTGCCATTGCTCTGTTATTAACCTATCCATTGCTTGCATTTTAATCCTTTATTGCCTTAACGCACCTAAAAGATAAACTAGCACAATACACGCTTAGTAGAACAAAAGGTGTAATTGTAATAACAGGTAGAAGAAATACACCCCCGATAACAACTAACAACATATTAAGCACTGTTTTAACAAATTTTCTAGCGGACTCTTTCATTATTTTTACCTATATGTGGAGCTGATGATGGGAGTCGAACCCATATTATTTGATTGGAAGTCAAAGGCTTTACCATTAAACCACACCAGCTTATTAAAACTCAATAATATCACCAGAAATTTCTGGTGATAAGTCTTCTTCCTCTATCAGAGACACCTCTCTTGCCTTGACGTTAGAGCCAAATGCTTGAAGTTCAATAGTTATTCGTTTTGTCAAGTGGTCTTCTACCATAGACTCTAAATGTACACTATAGTCAAGGAGGCTTTGAATTGCCTTCACTTTAAGGGTGTCTTGCGTATCGGGTGAGCTGATAATTTTTGTTATTTCAGGAAGGGCTACATCTTTAAGTATAGCCCTGCATTGTTTTGCAGCAGCACTCACCCTTGTGTTAACTGGGACTTGAGCACTTACCCTGCTTTCGTTCTGCACTGTTACATCGTTCATATAATGCTTACTGTAAATAACAATTATTTTACCACGGAATATTGTAAAAGTCAACACATATCTCTATTATATTGCTTAAAAGAAAAATGTAGTAAATGTTTACAGAAACAGGTTGTAGACAGACTGGTTGGTGAAACGTAAGAACACAGTTCAGAACTAGACTTATGGCAAGGAAGCTATTCATAAGAATTTACAGCCTATTATTTAAGACTATTTTGTGAAATTTATTTCGTATTAGGCTACACAGCACAAGTACGAGCTTACATAGGCATTTAACGGGCTTCTATGGGGGGTACATTGAACGAACTCTGTAGAAGGTACATAACGGTACATTGCAACGTGTATAACGTAGTCATGGTACGCTACAGCTAATTTGCTAAATAATGAAATATTTACAAGTATTTTTCACTAAAGTGTTGACTTATTGGGAATGTAGTGGTATAGTGTATTCTGTATTAAGAAAAAGATACTTTCAATAGTGGCGGATAGAAATGCAACGCTTGGCTATTGTCATACAAGTCTGCTACAAGGTTACTCTAAGCAGAATCAGTGGTAATGAGTGTAAAAACACAACGTATCAATGTTGTGGGGCTTTAACGTTGTACTTAGTACACGAGGCCGCACTTGATGGAAGGCTGAGAGAGGGCAATGAGTTTGCTTAAACTTCCGAAGGGTTATTACACCTCATATGAGATGACCCGTCTATAAGTGGCTCCGAAGTAATGTTGATTTAAACACGGATAATAGACAAATACCCCTAGGCCATCCCTCTAGAACACAGCGTTCTTTATACAGGGCTGGGCTAGGGGTAATTTTGTCTAAAATTCACCAAAGTAATATTATAGTAATACTTATAAAGTAATACTTATAAGAGTTACTTTATAAGTATCCTTAAAGATTAAGTAAATAAAACTTATATACTTAAACATTCTTAAAGATACTTATAAAGTAGGTACTTGTAACAATCAGTGTAGTAAGTGTTTATAGAGAGGAAACAATGGGAGAAGAAGAAGATAGCGAATGGGATACTATGCACGATAGCTTAGGTATTAAATATGTTTCATTGCTTAACGCAGTTAGAGAGTTTTTAGACTCAAGAGACAGTGACAGATGGGGATATGAAGATGACCCAAAAGAGTTGAATGACCTAAGAGATATTTTTTCAGAACAAGATATGTTTTAAAACAAGAGGTGAAAATGGAAAAAGAAGTTAAACAAATTGCTGGTGCTACAATCATGGAGTTTACAAAAAATCTAGTGTCCTCTATCGATGAAGGGTGGAAGATGGAAGAAGACTCTGCTACTCATTTCTGGCCTTCAACGTTTTTTGCAACCATGTGGAAGGAAAAAGAAGTTTCAAAAGAAGTGCAAAAGCAAACAAGAAGTACAAAAGCAAAAACGTAGTATACCCCCCATCCTAGAGATGGGGATTTAGTTATATTTTAAAGACAGTTTTGAATAGGAAGTGTGGTGGGAAAATGAACGTTTTATCCCTATTTGACGGAATGTCATGCGGCCAGTTGGCCTTAAATAAAGCAGGTGTGGAGTATGAAAATTACTTTGCTTCAGAGATAGACAAAGCTGCAATGTCTGTCACACAAACTAACTTTCCTAAGACCGTACAACTAGGCAGTGTTACCGAGCTTTCCGCTGACAGTCTCCCAAGTATTGATCTTCTTATTGGTGGTAGCCCTTGTCAAAGTATATCGAACCTTGGTGACGGTTCTGGACTTGAAGGGAAGTCTGGGTTATTTTATCATTACGTTAGGCTGAAGAACCATCTGAATCCAAAGCACTTCATACTTGAGAACGTTGTTGGAAATAAAAAAGCAATAGATGAAATAACAGAGTTGCTAGAAGTAGAACCGATACTGTTTAACAGTAACTTACTATCAGGTCAGAATAGGGCTAGATACTACTGGACTAATATCAAGTTTGAGTTACCTGCTAATCTTGGTATACACTTAAAAGATATTTTAGACAATACCCCTAAAGAAACTTGCAGGCTGACACAAGGAAGGTTAAAGTGGATTACAGATGGTAAAGGAGTTCAGAGTGTAGCAAAAAGGTATGCTAGTATAGACCCAATTAAGGCAAGTTGCCTAACGGCTAGGTCAGATGCTAGTTGGAACTGCAACTATGTAACAAGGCAAGGCGAGTTGACTAAACTCACATGTGAGGAATATGAAAAGTTGCAAACTGTTCCAGTAGGCTACACATCCTCTGCAAAAACAAGCGAAAGGTATAAGATGCTTGGTAACGGATGGACAGTTGATGTTGTAGCACACATTTTAAAAAGTATTAAATAA